GCCGTGAAGTCCAGGCCGTTCTTTGACCTTCCGAATATCGACCTCGCGTCCTGAACCGCCTGAGCGCTGTCGTACCCTGCGGGGGCCATTGCAGCGTTCCTGTGCATCTCTTCGTCGAACTTCCTGAGGTCCTCCATCGCGGACTCAATCGTGTTCTTGAAGCGCCTGGAGTGAGGCTTTGGCTTGGCGACGACAGCTGGAGCAGTATCCGACACCCCCTCCTGAGCGACCTTTGCCTGTGGAGACGCTTCGGAAGCAACCACATTGGCTGCTGCATCCTCCATCTCCTTACCTCCAGCCACAATGCCGTTAATGGCCCTGGCGTTTTCTGACCGGAAGGCCTTGACCAGCTTCCTTGCTCCCTTGACGAGATACCCCGTAGCGACGTCGGTGAAGACCGACGCTGCCATGTTCTTACCCACCCTGGTCCAGAAGGCGTCCGCGTCGTCATCGTCGATGGCGAGGCCGGCAGTTAGGACGTCGAGGATGGGGACGTTGTAGTCCTGAAAGACGTTAAAGACGTTCTTGTCACCCTTGTCAAACGCCGCCGCTGAGGTGAAGGCGCTCTTGGTCAGGGCATAGAGAGCCTTGGCCTTGCCATCCCCCAGGGCAGCCGTCAGGGTCCCTCCAAGGGTCGACAGCCTGCCTCCGACGAGAGGGGCGTTAGCCAAGGCCTGAGATAGACCTCTTCCTGCACTCCCGAAGGTCTGCATCCCAACTGCCGTGGCTGCCGCCGTGGAAGCGAGGGAGGCACACAGGGAATCCGGGATGCGCTCGTTCATCCACTCCTGAGCGGATTCAATCTTGTCGCTGACCTTCTCATAGCCTGAGTTGGGGATGAGCGAATCTCCAAGCACCGTGTCGTCACACCAGTTGAGGACGTCCGCAAAGAACTTCCCCGTGTTGAGCACGCCCTTGGCTCCTCCTACGGCAGCACCCTGAGCCGTGTCCATGAGGACCTCGGCAGGGTACTTGATGAATCCGGGAAGCCAACCCGGAAGTGCCATGCTGGACAGGGTCTTGGGCCTGCCCGCCTCCTGCTCCCGGTTGATGACGTTCATGGTAGCGGGCATCCGCTCCTGGTATTCCCTGGGCAATGGCTTGCCTGCCTGAAGGCAGTCCAGGACCTCACGCAGCTCGTCGAAGTCCAGCCTGGCGAACTCCTGCTTCATCATGGAGCTGTAGTTGTCCTCAGTGCCGCTGGACGCTTCAGTCTTCTCTGCGCTTGCCTCCTGCGGCTGAGGCTGCGGCTGAACGACCTCAGGCTCCGTCTGCTGCTGGTCCTGCTGGACAGGGACCTGCTCCTGGACGGGAACCTGCTCCTGAACAGGCTCCTGAACTGGAACGTCTACGTGGACGTCCCCGGAGGCGATATCGACCTGCGTATTCTTCAGGACCTCTCCGATGTTGAAGTCATAGGAACCGTAGGACTGCATCTTCTTCTTATACACCGCCATGGTGCGCTCTCGCCTCCTTTCTTTCTCTCCTCATGACGCTAGATTCCAAGGGCCTGTACCTCCTCAAGATGCGTCGTCGGTTTAGGTTCCTTCTGTGCTGGCTGGTGCTGCTGTCGTGCCTCTGCGTTGCTCACAGGGGCCTGCTTTTGAACTTTCTGCACCTGACCGGGCACGACGTAGGTGTCTCTGTACTTCTCTATGGCCTCCGTGTACGCCTCGGTCGCTGCATCCAGAGCCTGTGACGCCTTGCCCTGACGGATGCTCTCGGCCTGATTGATGAGGGCCTGACGCTTCTGATACTCCACCTCGGTTTCAACGTCCGTTCCGTGCTCTGCTGCCTTCTCACTCATATACAGCCCCGTCTGAGTCAACCCTGCACGGGAGAGGGCATTGACGGAATCCGTGATGATGGCCCTCCGCGTGTAGTCGTTGATCTCCACTCCCTTCTCCATGGCGTCCTTGAAGCGTTTGTTGATGAGCGGAAGCGCCCGCGACTGTATCTCAAGGACCCTGTCGCTGCGCCCCATGCGGTCCATATCAGGGAAGGTTTCCTTCACGATGTCCTCAATCATCCGGTAGGATTCCGATGAGGCAAAGTCCATGTTCTTCTTCATCTCCTCACCCTCAGCCCCGTAGAAGCTGAGAATGGTCCCCGTTTCACTGCTGTTCATGGCCTGAAAGCGCGGGTCCTTCACCACGTCCTCAAGGGATGGAAGCCGCCCTGCGAAGTTACCAAGCTGAACCTCCTTCACCAGGCTGTCTGCGTAGCGCTTCCTCTGACGCTCCAGCATGGCGTCGCTGGGCGCCCTGCCAGCGCCACCTCCACCCGACCTCTCAGGCTTGGGCAGATACCCCGCAACCGTGTTGCGGGCAGCCGACGTGAAGGACGAATAGGCAGAGAAGCCATACTTCATGATCATGGCGGCCTCGACGTCCTTCGGGATGGGCCTCCTGGCTGCGACGTAGGGGTAGAGCATGCTGAAGTCCTTGTTCCTCTGGTCCTCCTCGTCCTGCTTCATTCTTGCTTGCCTGTGCCAGCGGTTGCTCTGGATGCGGGATATCTCCCCTGCGAACTCATACTCGTTGTTGGCATAGTCCCACAGGGAGGAGCCGTCGGGAAGTTTGATCTTCTTCGCCAGGTAGACGATGTCCTCACCGTTCTCCAGGGTTTCGTCCTCAGCCTTGGCAATGAGGGCCTTGACGACGCTGTGAACCGCCTTGCCCTGCTCGACACCACTCAGGGTCAGCTCACGGATGGAGCTCGATATCCTCTCTGCCATCTCGTTGAGGTCTTCATTTACGTCCGTGAAGTTGCCGCCCTTGACCCCCTCGGAAACGATGTTACCCATCAGCTTGTTCTGCTCCGCCATCGCCTTGCCATCCAGGACCTCACGACGCCGTGCCAAGTGCTGTGCCGTGATCTCGTTCGTGGTCTGTTCCAACTGAGGGACGAATATCTTGCTGAAGTACTCAGGGTCTGCGTCCTCACCAAGGTTGGTCTTGATGAACTCCCTCGTGGCCCTGTTGAGCCATAGGTTGAACACGGAGGGGTCGTCGGATTCCGCCACGGGGACCGTTGAGCCGTCAGGGAGGGTCACGGTGGCCTTTCCGCTCTGGTACTCTGCGTAGAGGTTCTCCTTGAAGATGTTTGCCTCGTTGGCCATTCTGGCCTTGAGGTAGCCGTTCCTCACGGACACGTTGACGCCCGCTTTCTTCAGGGCCTCGTCGTTCTTCTCTCTAAAGTCCTTCCACGACTGGCGGTCGCTGTCCATGGAGTGGTACAGCTTCTCGCCCTTGGCCTCGTCTTCGGCGACCTGCTCCTTGTGCTTCTGCATCAGGTACTTGTTGATTGCAGGGGAGATTCCGGAGAGGGCGGCACTCAAGGCCCTGTAGTTGGCCCCTGCGTCAACGGCCTCATGGTGGACGTAGGTGTCCACAGGACGTGCAACCACCTCCGGCTGGTACTTGTTGAAGCTGTTGTCGAGGGGCGTCACCTTGCGCTTGTTGTGCTTTGCAATGTAGGGCATGGCTAGAACTCCTCACCTCCATACAAGCGACCCTGAAGCGTCCTCTTACCGGAAGTTGTCCCGCTGTACTTCGGGGCCGTCATGATGTCCTGATGGGGCTTGACGTGATAGTCGTTGTAAGCCCCAAGGGCAGCTCCTGCCATTCCAAGGTACATCCCAGCAGCCGAGGGGGCAGGTCCTGGGTTGCCGTGCTGACCCCTGGCCGTGGCCTGAGCCCACATGCCCTTCATGTTCATCTGGGACTGCGCTATCTCGTTCTTGAGGTTGTAGGCCACCAAGTCGGAGTAGTCCGCGCGCTGCCTCTCGATATCCTGAAGAAGCATCTCCTCACTGAGGCCCCCACCCTCGGAGGACGCAAGCTGCGTCCCCTTGGACTGTAGGGATTCCCTGAACAGGTCCTGCTGTTTATCCACTGCCTGCACCTGCTGCTGTTGATTCTTCAGGCCCTCCTGGGCCGTCTGGTCGTTGTAGGACTGGGCCGCGCTCTCGATGTTGGCACGATACGCAGCCAACTGTGCGTTGTACTGTGCCTGCTGTGCCTTGAACGTAAGGACGCTCTGAGCCGCCGAGACGGCGAAGCCCAAAGCTCCGATAAGCGTACACATGGCTATCGCCTCCTCTCCTTCGGCTGACGTCGCCGTTTCTTCAATGGCTTAATGACCCCGTTCCTCTCCCGGTCTTACGAGAAGCAGGAAGCGCTCCCCCGTCTCCGGGACCCGGACCGTCCCCTTGTCTTCAAAGCCGAAGCCCTCAAGCCACCGGATGCTGGCCTCGTTGTGACACCACACCCAGTTGCCCAGAGACCTCCCGCTCCACCCGCTCATGCAGGCCCCGAAGAAGTGCCTGCTCTGCTCGATAAAGAGGCGTCGCTGACCCATGAGGGCTGGCGTGGCCAGAAGCCAGACGGGCCAGTAGGTGTGCCATCCACCGTCCCTGTATTCCGCAGGGTAAGCCCCGATGCCGAAGATGCAGCAGGCTCTCCCGTCCAACGGGTTAATCCCTGCGTACACGAGGGACGACAGCTCCACGGACCGCCTGATGAACCGTTCCGGCGGGTCCATGTTTCCAAGCGCCCTCTGTTCGTCGATGTCCGACTGTCTCATGTGCTCTGCCACCCACGCAACGTCCGCGTCGGCAGCAGAGCGGATAATGCTGCTGCTGTTGATGGTGTTATACATGTCTCCGTCCTTTCGTGATGTAGTTTGCATCCCACTCCGCACTGACCACCGAGGACGGGAACCACGTCGGGTTGTCCAGGCGCACCGTCGTCAGGGAAGCGTCCCCTCTGACGGGGAACTGGAACTTGACGAACTCGTTGGCGTTGGCGCGACCCAGCTCATGCCTTGGGAAGTCAGGGTAGATGGAGGTGTGAACGTAACTGAACTCAGCGCCGCTCTCGTGAAGGACCGTCGCCTTGACGTAGCCCGTGGGGCCGAGAATCAGGCGCCACCTCTGGAGCTGGAGGCGTCCAAGGTGCGCCGCAATGGGTGAGCTTCCGTTGCTCCCATCTCCTCCGCGCACAAAGGCGTGTGAGAAGGTGTAAGAGGCGTCATAGCGCTCACCAAGGCTCAGGTTCGTCCCTGCGAAGCGCCCAGGGATGACCAGCTGGCGTGCTTCGGGGTCGTAGGCGGAATAGAACACCTCCCGGCTCACGCTTTTGTCGAACACGACCGTCCGCTCAGGGTCCATGTAGGGAGGGAGGTTGATTCGTGATTCGTTGTCGTAGCCGTCGTAGATGATCTGGTCCGGCTTGTAGTCATCGACGTACATGTCGAGGTAGGGCTTGGTCAGGGTATCTGCGCCGACGCTCTCCTTCAGGGTGACGGAGAAGTCCATCTTGCAGAGGAAACGGTGATTGCCCGTCCGGACGAGGAGGTACAGGATGTCGTCGATGAACCCTGCACCCAGGATGCTGCGCCTATACTGTCCATAGCCCAGCGTCATCTTGAACCACGCCGCCTGGAGCTTCTCGTTTCCCGACCAGTAGTACTTGTAGAACCACAGCTCGTTTGAGCCTCTGGCGAACAGGCACATGAGGCTAAGCCCAGGTGAACAGGCCATGTCCGTGACCTCAGAGCTGATGTACTGAGGGACGTGGGAGGTGATCTCCATCGCGCTCTTGGTCCCCGTGTCGGAATCTATGAAGTATTCATAGACGCGGGTGGACTTGTTCAGGTACGTTTCCTTCTGGGTGTTGCAGAAGAAGATGTTTTTGCCGTTGCTGACGGGTCTGATCTCAGGATTCATGGGGTAGGTGGTCAGCGTGTTGATGGCTGCTGTGGCGGGGGATAGAACCTCCGTTGCAACGATTTTGAACTGTGCCCTGTCCGAGAACAGGACGATTTCTTCGTTGAAAGGAACGGCATAACGAAGCGTCGGCGCTCCTTCGATGGAGCCGGAGAGGAAGATGGGGTCTGAATCCGTCGTGGTCATGGCGGACGTCCTGAAGAAGTTGAAGAAGTTTGACGCCTCGCTCAAGGCAACGACGTCCATGGACAGGAAGCCCAGACGATTGCGGTACTGAAAGACGCCCGTTATCGGCTGCCCCAGGAACTCAGGGAACGGGCAGGTGTCGTCGTCCCCACAGGTGCGCTCTCCCCACTTGTCGGATGGGCTGAACGTGAACCTGTTTCCGTAGTCGATGAGGACGTGAGGAAGCGTCGCAGGGTCCAGCTTGTACCGGACGCCTGGAGCAGGGCACTCCTGCCAGATGCCTGGGTTGTTCACCGTCACGATGGCGCTCTCGTCCGCAGCGTCGGGGCGCTTGACGTACTTGACGTAGTAGTCGTTCTTGGTCGTCGTGTCCGTCCCCGTGATGCGGATGGCCGTGCCCAAGGGGGCCCATGCAGGGAGGTCCGAGAAGCGCTCCGCCGTGTCCGTAACGGCGACCATCATGTTGTTGCCGTTGCCGTCCTTGACGTGGACGCCCGCTATCCTGAAGCCGGGCTTGGGGACGATGTAGATGGTGTCGTTGTGGGTGAAGGTATTGAAGCAACAGGGAAGGGTGAACTCAGGCGTGGACGGAGGCTCCTCACCACCACCACCACCTGAAGGAGGCGTCGTTTCCGTCGGCTTCTTCTTGTACATGCCGTGCTCCGTGTCGAGGTCCGCAGGGTCGTTCCCTCCCAGCTCGTGCTTCCCCGACCGGTCCTTGAACAGAGTATTGAAGAACAGGCCCAGCGTTTGGTACTTCTCCTTCCGCTTCTTCGAGATGTCCTTGCCATCCGGACCTTTGTACCCCGGCTCGTTCATGAAGCCGGAGTGCTTTCCGTTCAGCTTGTTGTCCAATCCCTCCACGATATCCGTAATCGTCAGAGCCTTGGGCGGGTCATCCTCCGTCCCGACGGACTCCCACGTCTTGACGTTGGCCACGACGGAGTGGTCGTGTGGCTCTCCCGTGATGGCGCGCATTTCAAGGTTGATGATGTAGTCACACTCGTAGGCGGCCTGCTTGACCTTGACCATCGCCAGCTGCCCCCTGGAGGGCGTCCTGTCGTCCATTGCCCCCGTGTCCACGGAGAGGTTCGAGATGAAGGTGTGGTCGGCGATGGTGGTGACGACGTAGCGTCCTGTTTTACCGGACGCACCCTTCCTGAGGTACTCCAGAGCACCGTCTGCGATATCGACGGGCTTCCGGGTTCCATCCGGACGAAAGGCAGTGATGCCGTCAGGGGAGATGTGAATGAGGGTCCGTTCTCTTCCTACGTTGTCCCCTCCGCGGTCCACGACGTGAAACGTCCCGTTCCTGCCAAGAGGTACAGCCTTCTCAATTGCACTGATGACCTCAAGGGGAGGCCTCTTGACCAGGCCCTGGACGAGAGAAGGGTACATGTTGATCTGTTCCTCGCCCTGCGTAGGAAGCCTGAGCGAGGAGGTCTGCTGAGATACGCCGTTGAACAGGTTGAGGATGGTCCCCGTGACGTTTGCCATGGCTTAGATGTGCCTCCTCAACAGACGCCCGACGTCCAGCCCCACGAGGGTGTTCCGTCTGGACGGGGACAGAAAGCCACGGTCGGAACCCGTGACGTCCTCCCTGACCAGAGAGGCCCGTGCCCTGCTCTCGTCCTGCTGCGAGAAAGCTGCCATCCCTGCATCCCCTCCGGAAACGCTGACGAGGAAGCGCCGTGCCGCCTTGATGGTGATGTAGTTGCGTGCAGCGTCCGGAAGCTCCTCGAAGCTGAGGAACGTCACCACCGTCGCGTGGAGTGGAGCGCTGAACTTATAGGTGTGATTCGTCAGGTCGTACAGCCTGAAACCCCTCTGGACGACGTCGATGTTCTCGATGTAAGATGACGTGGAATCCCCGTAAGGAGATACATCGACCCTGAGAGCGTTCTCAGGGACGACGACCTCTCCGGGGAGAGGGGGCGAAGGAAGAAGCCTGACGTTGTATTCCGTGTTGAAATGCCAGCCCTCTATTTGAACATCACGGGAGGTGGCGGAGAGGGCCTGACGTGCCTGTATGGCATCGACGTTGAGGACTTCCCCGTCCAGGGTGTCCACAGGGGATTCGCCGGCGACGAGGAGCATGGTGTTGACGGCATCCAGCTCCTTCATGGGCTGGACGACCACCGTCTGATTGTACAGGGTCATTGGAATCGGCATGACGTGAACGTTGCACCTCCTTGTGTTGCAGAGTTATTAAGAATTAGAATCATTCTAAAATTTTAAGGGGGGAAAGGAGATGTCAATATCTCCCTTCCCCCCTTACAGTTACTGCGCTTTGCTACACACTAGCTGGCCCCCGCTACGCAGTGGCAATCTCCACAGCGCAGTCCGGACGGAGGATGCCGTGGCCCATGGCGTACTTGGCCACGATGAGGTCCCCCTGATACATGACGTGGACGTCCCCGCCGCTCATCTCGACGGCGAGGTCGAACAGCTTGACCGTGCCGACGGCCTGCCGGTTCATGACCAGCGCCACGGACTTCGTGAAGTCACCCGTGTAGTCGTTGTTCTCGCCCTCGACCTTGGCGGCAACCTTCTTGCCGTTCGGCAGGTTGTTGGACTTGTGGACGGTCATGTTGGCGATCATGGGGAGGTTGGCCGTGGCCAGCTCTCCACGCCCGCCCCAATCCTTGTTGAGGAGGTTCGTGTCCTGGACCAGCATGTAGTACTGGGCAGGCTTGACGATGACGTGGCGGTCCGTTTCCGGGACGTCCTTCTCGTCGAAGGTCTGAGCTGCTGCGAAGATGCACTTCCTAAGCGCATCGGCGTTGGTCGCAGCGTTGGCGTCCGTGATGGTGCTGCCCCCGTAGTGCTGGGACGTTGCCGCAGTGCCACGGGCCGCGAGGTAACCAAGCCTGGCAATCTTCTCATCGAAGCGCTGCGCGAGGCTGACCCCCAACTGGTGGCTGTACTCCCTGCGGACGTCGAAGTGGAGCTTAGCGTCCTCCAAGTCGTAGATGAACACGTCTGCGATAAGGAGGTCGTCGATGTTGATGACCCTCTGACCGATGGGCGGGTTGTTGCTTCCGAGGATGGCCTCACCAGGCTTGTGGTAGCGCGCGTTCATCTTCCCCAGGACAGGGAAGGCCGCGCTCTTGCCGTGGTCGATGGTCCTCACCCGATGGAGGTCCTTGAATATCGTTGCCGTCTCAAAGGCCGTCAGGACCTCTCCACTGAACACCTCAAGAAAGTTGGCGTTTTCCTGTGCCCACGAACCGTCGGACACGCCATTGCGTACTCCAAGCTTCGCAAGCGTTGCATTATTGGGCATGTGTAATCACTCTCCTTTTTCATTTTGAAGTTTGATTGGCAACCCTTTGACGAACTTGTTTTGTATCAGCCAGCGGGTGCCAAAGCTGGCCGCCACCATTCCTACATAGGAGAACGTGAACCAGTCGGGGGCCTTGGACAGATACTCCCACCCCACCAGCACGTACTCCTGAACGCCTGGAATAAAGTTGCCAAGCAGGATGAAGGTGAACACGAGGACGAGAAACTCATCCTTCCACGAACCCTGCATAGCCTGCGCCGCTACGACGTCGTAGTCCTCCTGAGAGGTGACCTGCTTGAGCTGCATGTCAACCTTGGCCCTCTCAATGGCGATTTTGCCCTCCTCCTTGATACGACGAATCTGCAGCCAGCTCGATATCGTGTCCGTAAAGAGGCCTGCCAGTTGAGAGATGACAGGAACGTTGAAGATGACCACCCCCTCTCGTTGGTGCCGTTGTCCTTAGTTTTTACCTGCTGCCACCCTTCATCAGGCCGGAACTCAGGACCTGCTGTTCGACCCTCCGCGTGTACTCCGGGTCAACGCCATACCGCTTGTCGCTCATGGCCTTAATCATCTCGCTGCGGTCGCTGAAGCCCTGTGCCCGCGCTGCCTCTGTGGCAGACACCCTCGTCCCCGTCACGAGGGACGGTGCCCTGCCATGCTCCCGCTCGTACCTGGAGAACAACCCCTGCACGACGAACCGTGCAACGGCTGGGTCAGGGTTGGTGACGGCCCGGTCGTAGGCCTCCTGCTCCTCCTCGGTGAGGTGCGTCACAGCCCACTGCATCACCTTGTCGTACTCCTCCTGACCTCCGACCTCCTGAAGGATGGCGTCGACCTCCTTGCCTGCAAGCTCACCTCCGGAGGCCTCCGCACTGCGCTGGACACCGTCGATGTAGGCGTCTACAAGCTCCCTGCTGAAGCCTGCATCCGCCAGCTCCTTGTAGGAAGCGTCACTGAGCTTGCCATCCTTCTCGTACTCCTGAGCGAACTTCCCCATGTCATGGCCGCCGACGATGAAGGCGTCGGTGCTGGCGCTGGTGGAGGACGGTTCAGTGGGTGTTCCTGTGCTAAGAGCCTCCGGTGTCTTTGGAGCCTCGGTGCCTCCGCTGACGCTACCACTGACGCTACCACTGACGCTACCGCTGCCACTGACG